TACCATCAACCAGCAGATTGATAACATCCTGGCTAACCTGAACTCTAAAGAGTCACTGATTTTAAGCGCTATCGCCGGCGGCGCCAGCCTCGAACAAGCCGCTGCCAAACTCGATATCAGCGAAGATGTAATCCGGCGCAACCTGAGGATGGTGCAGAACAAGCTGGTGAATAATGAACTGACCCACACCGTCTTTGAAGCCGCCCAGAGAAGCCTGCCAATGCTAATCCGCGGCAAGGGCACCAGAGATGCCGGCACCGGACAATATGTCACCAGGACGGAGTTCATCGAGTTTAAAGAAAGTCTAATGGCACGTTTTAAGTCTTTTGTCAGCGATAAATCTTAATTTAACGTAATCGCTGGAGGCCTATAAGCCGCCGACCATCCGGAGCTTAGTCAGTAAAACCGGGTGGTCTTTCTTTATCTCGAAGGCGGCTCAGAAAAGATACTTACCCTGGAAGTGCAGGAAAGCGCTTAACGCCTGGTCTCCACAGCAAGCTATATAAACCCGGGGATCATGTGTAAACCGCCACGATAACCGCATCTTTGGGGTTATTATCATCGAAAAATATCACGGCGACATTGCGGCCGGTCACCATTTCCGCCGTGGCCAGATTCCGCGCTACGCTCAAATCTTCCAGGTAAACTTTGTATCCCCCCGCAATACGTATCGTGGCCGTATAGTTGCCGGAGTTGAAACTCCTGAGTTCCGCTTTTCGTAATTTCATACTACACCCCTCCCAGCAAGATACGCTGGCTGTATTCCCCCCGGCGGGGCTGGTAGACCAGTACCAGACCGAGCACCCTTCTCTTGGCGGCGTTGAGCCCGGCCTTTACATCGGTAATATCGATGACATCATATAGCTGCTGCCCGCAGTTTACGGGTGTGACAATCGCGCCGCTCACCGCCTTGATTTCCATTTCTCTTAAAATGGCCTGGCCGCGGTCTTTAGCTTTGGCCACTGTACTCAGGTTTTTATCCCCTACCTTGTCCAGGCGGTCATAACTCCGGCCTATTTCGTCCCAGGTGAAATTATCGGCCAGAACCAACGCGCCGCTGGCATCACCTTCCACCTGCACGCGATTTTTACCCATAGCTCCTAGGCGATAACGGCCTTCCCGGATAGTATGCGCCCCGCCATAGCTGTAAACGGAGTTATCGGTAGCCAGCGGATTAACAAGATATGCTTTATCGCCCTCAACGAAAAGGACATCGGGAACGAAAGACAGCAGCCGGGTTATAACCGTCCGGCCGTCATCGCCCGGACTGACCGTAAAGTCCGGGTAAAAGCCGGTTATCACCGCCGACTGCGATTCCACTTCCAGCTTCAGGCCGGCCCTGCCCAGCACGAAAGCGATAATGGATTTAACGCTGAAATCACCGGTAGTTTTGTTCCAGCGGAACTGGTGTCTGGCCTCCCATTCCCCGAGCGCCGCCCAACCATCCCGTGCGTGAAGTACCAGGCTGGCAAGACCGCCGGCGCTGTTATGCTCCAGGGCTTCAAGGAAAAAGCTCGGCCCGGCGCTCCACTCGCTGCCGTCCGCCGTCACGTAGCCCGGACTGAATTCTATCTGGCAGCCGATATCGAGGACAGCCAGGTCACCCTGCCCCGGCGCGGTATATTTTCCGTCTTCATTCTTTAATTCAATGGTTATAGTGCCCGCCTTTTCGTCAAGCTCCTGTCTGACGCTGATGATGTCTTCCGTCAAATCAATACTTTGAGCTGCCATCGGCGCTCGCCACACGCCGCCGGGGGCAGTCAGCCAGGCATAGTCGCCCAGGTGGCGTATGGACAGACCATACGCGGATGAAAGATTAAACGGTACCGGCTCATGCCACAGGCCATCGACGAAACTCGCGCCGGGAACTGCATATGACCAGAAAGGCCGGCTATAGGCCTCATTGCCGGTAAACGCCTCGACGAAGAAACATCTGCAGGCATCGGTTTTGTCCAGGAACGGCTGGCGATACTCGAATGTTCCGCCGGACGGCGCCGAGGCCAGCTCTTTCAGCGCCGACCAGCTTCCGGCGGCGACTTCGCCGCCATCGCCATAAACCAGGCTCCAGAGCTTGAAATTACCGGAACTATCCTTGCCGGTCAGCAGCAGATACCAGTCGCCGCTGTAGATAGCTGCCGCGCCGGACAGGTTGCCGGTGGTCTTATCCCAGGCCGCCTTGGTCTGCCAGGTGCCGCTTAAGTTCTTTTTAACGTAAAGCGTAGCCTGGTCAGCGAAGAAAATAGCCAGATCGCCGTTAGATTTGTAGGCGGCTGTCAGACCGTAAATAGCGGTGGTAGGCGTATAGTCGATAAGCTCGGAACTGCCCCAGCTGACGCCGTAATCGGTGCTCTTGATACGCCTGATCTCACGACTGGTGTTGGTCCAGAAGATGGACACCTCGGCGCCCAGCGCCGCCGCTGCTGTTACGACGGCATTATACTGTCCGGTATAAGTCCACTGGCTGAAATCGCTGCCCGCACCGGGATCGGCCACCCGCTGGCGGTAGAGCTTCCGTGAATCAGCCGGCAGCGTTGCCCTGGCGCGGATAAGGGAGCCATCGCCGGGCATGGCCATGGCATGGTAATAATCATCCTCGGAGCCGGTATAAAGACGGCTCCAGTCGTACCTGACCACGCCGGCAATTTTATTGGCGGCGGCAACTTTGACACAAGGGATTGTAGCTGCCTGCTTCTGGGCAGTTAAAAGCGTAGTAGATAATTGCCTCATGATTCCCCCTTTGTGTCTCCGCTGGCGGCATTTTCCTTGAACCTTAAAACGGCTCTTTCACCAAAGTACTCGGTGATAACAGCGGTGACCAGCACCGCCAGCAAGTCCGGTACTTCAATCGCCTTGATGATGCAAATCCCGTAGAGGACAGCGCCCCAGACGATGATGAAGGGCCGGATAACAGCCTTGATAAACTCTATCCACTCTTTCATTTCAATATCCTCCATGCGCTTCAGTCTTGAGACTTAAAAAGCTGCTGAGCTCTAACCCGCTGCTTTCTGCCCAGCCTCTTAAGCCTCTCCTGGAAGATGCCCAGCCGCTCGCCTCCCCAGAGACGGAACTCGGCGGCGGTCATCGTGCCGCCGGCATTGACCCGGTTAATAGCGTAGGCCGCCTCCTCGATGGCCGCATAGCCGCAGGCGCCGGTGGCCACCAGATCCTCATACTTGACCGGGACTGTCGAACCATTGGCATCCAGTGTGTGCAAAGTACCGTAATAAACATTACAGTTAGAGCCGTCCGGCTCGTGGCCGCTGATGATGGTCAGGGTATCTCCCCAGATAGAGAACCGCTGATAACGGGGTGGCGACGCATCTACCGGATACTCTACCGCTTCGACCATGATGCGGTTAGTGAGGCCGGATATATCTAACTCCCGTGAATCTGCCGTCGTGGGCAGGGTAGCCCTGGCCAGTAACGGAATTTTTTCTGACAATTCCCTCACCGCGCGGCTGATATGCCGGGTAAGCTCGGCATCTGTCCACCGGTAGCTGCCGCTGTCCTCATCGTGCAAATCCTTCCTGACTAAAGCAATCATTTCCGTTAAATTCATATATTCACCTCCTTATTTGGCATTCCTGTTTGCCTGGATGGTATTTTTTCCTGGCCCAGACCTTCATACAACCGTATATCCGAATTTGAACCCGCCATTTTTATCAGGGACTTCAGAGCATCGGCACCACCGCCCGCGTCACCAATCAAGACTGTTTTCAGCAATGTGCCGAGTTCGGAACCCCCGCCGTAATCCGACGCCAGCAGCGCCGTCGAATCCCTACCCACCGCGGCCAGTTCAGAACCCGATGCCGTCTCTATCGCCTGTAACAGAACTGCCAGCCATGAAGAGACATCTGTTCCCAAACCGCTCTCGGGTGAGGCCAATATTGCCGGGAAATAGCCACTCCCGGCATCGGTTCCTGTTCCCGTTTCCGGGCCGGCCAGCAGCGCCGCCGGATAATCACTTTTAGCATCCACCCCGGAGCCTGTCTCCGAATTTTCTAACGCAACTGCAGGATAATCATCTTTAACGTCTATCCCGGAACACAAATCGGCAGATGTTTTTTCGGTAACACCCGTGGTATAAGTCACCACCAGTTTAGGCTGGTATCCTGTACCCTGCTCAGAAAGATAACCATCCAAATAGGAGACTCCGCCAGAAGTCCAAGGAGGTTGACTTGCGGCAACATCGTAGTTTGCATTTCTGAGACTAAACTTAGATACACCGGTTAAAGATATAGCTGCAATACCAGCAGCATTGAGGGCGAAATCATTCCAGAAGGGAGTAGCCACATTCCAATTCGCATAGGTAATAGCTGTATCACAGAAAGGAGTTGAACCTACTTGTGAATAGTCAGTAGTCACTAAATCGGTGTTTGAAGCAGGTGTGGATGCGTAGACATTCGTATTAGGAATAGCTCCTCCTACCGATGCTTTGCTGGAGCCATACATTGAAAGAACAGCGGCGGTTATTTCAGCGTTATCAGGTATAGCGGAGGTATCAAAGAGTAAGATAGTCCTTGAATTGTATACCCAATAGTTAGCAGTTGTTCCTCCTCCGATAGATGCCCCTGGACCACCAGAAGGATTACTTGGGTACGCATTTGTACCTGCCCCTGCTATTATTGCACTCCATAATTCTTGAGTTGCCCCACGGGTTATAAATCCATCCACACTTGAGGTTTCAGGATTGGCGTCGGGATAGAATGTGAGGCTATCGGAGATGGTGACAGGATAACTTCTGGCTGTATCAAAGAAAGATTTTGGAATAAATTCGGTATCGTCGTCTTTAGCGTACTGGAGTCGTAACTTAATTTTGCCCGACTGATTATACTTGATTAGGACATCGCCCTTCGGTGAAGCAACGAACACCCATGAACCGAGAAAATTACCCTCAATGACTCGGATTCTACGCAGGCATACTCCATAGTTCCATTCCAGCACATTATTGTGGTAGTTTTCATTGGCGGGGTCTGCTTCTAACAACCTGGGCAGGTCCGACAGGGGTAGAATCTCCGCTTCATCAATAAATAGCTGCGGATGAAAGGCTACTTCATCGCTATTTCTTGCCCCTGTCGGCTGGTCGGAAAGGGCCAACAGATGCACCGTGCCCTTACTGATAGCGGCGTGGAAGATATTGTTCCCATTTTCCACAGTATCGTTTTTATCCGACCAGGCGAGCTCATGCGTCTGCCCGTAGGCATCACACCCTGGCAGTCCGGATATTACAGCGAATTTCTTCCCTGACACATTATCAAGATAGTGCCCGGCATAAGGCGAAAAGCTTTTACCGCGGGAACGCGGGGCATAATCGTGCCAGAGCGCCACGCTGCCCGCAGCTATTCCCTGCTTTGCCAGCGCCTTTTTAAGAACAGGCTCTAATATCTTTACGTCTGCCACCTTAGTCTCCTATCTTTACGATAAGGTTATATTTACCTCAAGCGTCCATGTGCCGCCGGACTTGGTCCCCAGAGACTCAACCTTCCGGTTCAGGCATTTGGCGCTGGTGGATTGTTTGACCACCCACTCGTTCCAGGTATAGTTGGCGTCACTGGCGCCGAAGCTGGATTTAAAGTTTGCCTTTTGCGCGGTCGACGTGGGATAGCCCGACTCCATACCCTTGTAGGTCTTGTTAGTCGCGGCCTGCAGGTCTGTCTGCGAAGCCGAAGCCGCTGTATTGGAATCGCCGACGCCGATCTGGGCGGTAGTATT